GATTAGAAATTATTAAAATTTGATTAAATTTTCATCACTAACTTCAGACATTGTAATAATTTTATCATACTTAATTAAAAATAAATCTTCATTTGGTAAATCTAACCAAGGTCTTATCTTAACATATTGTCCATGAGGTCCATGTATCATTTTCATGATAACAGGATTTGAAAGCATAATGATTGAGTCTCCATCATTTTCATCGACAGAGACAAGTGAGAAGATTTCCTCTCCCGTAATAAGTTTTAGGACTGCGTGAAATTCTTCTCCCATTAGTTTTTCAAAGGTATTTTGACTATATCATAATTAAAATTTTCTTCGTTATAAACCTTAATCCTTTCAATTAAATGATTTAAAGTGTAGTTTCTTCTTGATTTATAACTGATATCATCAGCGATATCATAGAGAGTTGCTTTTGTTTTGTTGCTTCCTTTACGAAGTACTCGACCTATTGATTGTAAGTTTCGTATTCGAGATTTTGATGGGGAAGCAAAGATGACATTGTGAAGGTTTTTAATGTTAATTCCAGTTGAGAAGGTGCCGTAAGAGGCAATGATGATTGCATTGTTTTGTGTTTCTGTGATTGATCGAACTTCTTCACGGTCTTCAGTTGCAACACCACCATGTACAAAAAATACTTGACGTTGCTCTAGTACATTACTATTTAGTATCAAGTTGTAAAGGGGTTCACCGTGACCTTCTACTCTTGCAAATAGAATTAATGTATTACCTTTGAGATCAAGAGCGAGGTTTTTAATAAAGTTATTTCTCTTTTGATGTCCAATAATATATTGTATTTCATCCTCAAATGTTTCAAATTTATTTGGTGAGTGTTTCAATAGAAGCACATTGATATCTAAAGTCGCTACATGACCCTTCTTCATCAGTTCATCAGTCTTGATAATCTTATATGATGGTCCGAATAATCCTTCTAATACCCACTTATGTGTCTGTGTTCCATCAAGAGTTCCTGTGAAACCAAAACGATATTTGGCATTATCAAGTTTCGACATTATAGATATTAATGACTTTGATTTAAATTGATGTGCTTCATCTCCAATCACACATCCAAAACGATTAAAGTATTTGCGAGGAAGTTTATAAATTGATTGCCAAGTTGTAATAATTACCTGAGAATCTGTTTCTCTTTCTTTACCCGCATATATCTTATGGCAGAATGAACCAACATCCCAACCATAATCCTCAAAATCTTTATACATCTGTTCTACTAAAGATGTCGTCGGGACTACTATCAGAATACTTAGTTTTCTTTCAACGTAATATCTCACAATCCCATATATCATCAGTGACTTTCCTGAAGCAGTTGGAGATATCAATAACCTACGATTGTATTTTAAAGCGTCGTGTACTCCCTGTATCTGATAATCTCTAGGTTTATATTTACTTACAGCATTCATATAATCTTTAACACCCTCTTCTGATATACCATCATTTACTTCAAATGGTAAACCATAGAACTTACTCTCTACAAATTCATAAGTGTATTCATGGTCTTTACAGAACTGTACAATCTTATCTAAAAGTCCAACATATATCTGATTGTTCTGAATATTAAATAACCTTATCTTTCCGTCCCAATACTTATTCTTATAAGTTGGCATAAACTTTGCACCTGGTACTTCAAAGGTGAAATAGTCTGCTAACTCATAATAAACGTGCATATCAGACTCAATCTGAAGATGCACTTCATTCTTTTTTGATATTATCAAATGCGACATAACATCGATCAATATCAATTATTTAGCTGTGTTTTATAAACCTATCCTACGATTGTATCAAACCAATCTTGACTCATTCCTGAGATTATTTTATCTGCTGCTTCACCATCTACTGCATACTTTTCATCTATGAGATGCTTCACTACCTTCTCATAGTTTTCGTGTATCTTCTTTGTTTCTTTTGGAGTTGGCTTCATTGTATTATTAAATCTACTAAGTTATTTATTAATTATAACCTGCTTGAAACTTATTCCATTCAATCGCATTCTTAATTTGATATGTTCGATTAGATACTGCTCTTATAACTTCTTCTAAAAACTTGAGCATTATATCATAGTATTTTATTTTCATATCTACTTTATTCATCTTATCATCTGCTTCAAGGTGTCTTTGAATTGCATCTTTTTCACGAACCTTATATGGAAATGGTTCTTCTGCATATACTTCTGCAGTTGCTTTACCAGTATAATAATTATATCTTTCTAATCTAACTTTTGCATATTGCTCTCTTGCTCTTTCACGCAACAAAGTAATCGTATTGTAAAGTGTATAATACTTTGAGTGAAGTTGAGGTATTTTTAATGATTCATCATGTAAATTATCAGGATCGATCTTGGAGTCTTTCTCCCACATCTCCTGAATTTGTTCAAGATTCATAGACTACTTTTCAAATCATATATTGTATACTTGAATGTTGCTTCTGCTGTAAAATACTGAACATCAGTATTGGTTGCATCAAAATCTAGAGAAGTTATTGATACTGGAAATAAATCATTAAATTTTACTTTAGCAACTTCTCTATAATTACTGTTTAAGATACTCAAAGTCCCATCACAAAATGCTTCTTTTGGATCTCTTTGACCATCAGAGTCTTTAATGATATCTGCAAATTCTTTTGTGGTTTCTGGAAATCCTAAACCTGTTAACCAATCATAAACTGATTTATAATTTTCCATATTTTCGTCAACTAGAAAACGAAGTGTAAAATCACCATAAGTTAGTCTTTCACCAGGTACAGCAATATTTTTTAAATATGATGCTTGTTGTGCAAGTTCAAGGTTTAATACTGGTATTATAGCAGAATTTGAGAAAAAGTCAACTTTCGGAAACTTTGCCAAATTAAATTTGAACGCTACTCCTGATAGAAAATTTCGATTCTGTATTTGCTTTCCGAATGCCGAATTAGTCATTATCTTTTTGATTATTTATCCTCTTTGAGTAAAATCAATTCCATTTAAGTGATCAAACTCATGTTGAAATACTCTTGCTGCAAATCCATCTAATTTTATTTTATGGTCTTTTTTATCTTCATCTTCATATTTTACAACAATTCTATCTGGTCTTTGAATGTTTATAATCTCATCAGGAAAGGATAAACATCCCTCTTCACACCAAACTTCATCATCATATCTTTTAACAATACGAGGATTGAAACATACGATTATATCATTATACTCTATATCTCTTATCATTGCAAACGCTCTCTCTTCAATACCTATTTGATTCGCAGATAGACCAACTCCATCGTAATGAAGCATATTTTCAATTAAAGTTTTTGCTAAAAAATGACGATCTAAATTAGCACCACAAGTTTTTACACTGCGATGCAATATTTTATCATCTGATTTAACTAATTCTCTTATCATCTTTCCTTGGGTTATTTAGAAACCAAGAAGGACCCTCCATTGTAAAATCTATGTAAACCGTTTTTGCATAATGAGTTCCACGATAACACAGAAAGGCAAAGACCTCATCTCTGTCGTGCTTCTCATCATTCCATTCTGGCATTATTCCTCTACCTAATAAGTGTAACATTTGTCTTAACCTCCTGTAACATTATTTAGGTTTCAAAACATTGACAAAAAAAGGGGAATTAACCCCCTATATTTAAAAATAAATTCAATGAATTATTATATTTTGGTTTGTATCTATATTGTTTGGCAATAGTATCCCAACCTTTACCAACTTTAGTGCCTGTTTCATCTTCCATATACTTATCAATCCAGTATAAAATATATGAAACAGTGCGATCCATATTATCCCAACGAGTATCTCTACAAATACTAGTATCCTTAAAGAACTTTCCAGTTTTCCACTCTTCAGTGATATGAGTAACACCATCCCATTCTGAACCCATTGTGTTACCTTTTTCTTGTTCAATCAATTTCCATGCTTGAATAAGTTTCTGGTTCTTAGGTCCATAGTGACGTAAACTCAAAAGAGCAGCAGCAATAAATGGTTGACACCACTTATCTTTTTTACTCATCAATCCATCAAGTGCTTGAAGACAACCATTAATCATCCAATAAGAAAGTTCATCTCTTAATTGTTCTGAACTTTTAATAACGGTTTGATTCCATTCAGTTGGTTTTACAAGATGACATGCTTTATTCATTCCTGATATAATCTGACCATTGAGTAATTTTTCAGATTTAGGAGAATAGTCATAGAATCCTGTTAAAATTCCATATATTTTTTGTTGATTCTTTTCAGTAGCCTCAGCAGAATCAAAACAATCATATGATTCTTTAATCTCATCTAAATCATCATAATCATATATGATTGCTACTAATTTTTCTGGAAGATAATCTGAACCTCTTTGTTCCCAATTCATGGCACGAGTATTACCATCATTTCTAAAAATCATACCTTTTGGATATAATTTTCCAGCAACCTCACAATCTTTTGTAAGTCTAACCAAATGAACAATACAATGTTCTGGTCTTACTTTCTTTAAATATTTTTTTGCTTTATTCAGTCTTTGCTCTGTATTTCTTTGGCAAGGAACTTCTGGTAAGTCTAAAAATTTTTGTAAAGGGTAGTTATTATTTACTGAAATATTTACAGTAAAATCTTTAATTTGCATTTTTTTTATTCTATAATCCATCAACAATTCATCAACCCTAAAGAAGATGGCACTTAATGTGCGGAGTTTTTGGTTTTACCACAATATTATACCATAAAAAAAGAGAGAGTGCAATGACTCTCTCTTATGTGTTTAAATTGTAATATTAAATTACATAAGGTTAGTAACCTTAACTCTTCTGTAGTAACGGTTTGTGTTACGTGTGAGTGTTCCAAGTCCCTGAGTAGTTCCTTGTGAGAATGGGTTCTCAACCATACCATATCTGGTCTTGAATCCAATTTTTGGTTGGAATGTATCCTGACCAACCGCACGAACCATCTGTAATGGTACATATGGGCAGTAGAATAATCCAGCGTCATAAGGAGATGAACCTTTGTAACCGATAACATAGTACTGAGTAGCAGCAACGTTAGCAGCAAATGGGTCAATGTACACTCTGTACTTACCTTGTAACACACCAGCGAATGTATTACCTGTATCATCAACGTTTAAGTTAGCGTTAAGAGCAGGAGTGTAGTCAAGTACACCAGCCATTGTCAATGCAGAAGCAACGTCAGCAGAGCAAAGGATCATGTTACCCTTCCCACGTCTGGTTTCTTGTGCGATTGCGTTAGCATCTCTTTCCATCTGGAAAATAAGACCCTTAAACTTCTCAACAGACCATCTTCCGTTTGAGTCTGTATCTAAATCGAATGTTCCCTGTGTTGCAACATTGTTCTTAGCACCTGGTTCAGCGACGTTATAGATTGTTCTAATAACTTCTCTGTTGATTTCAGCAAGAATTTCAGTTGATAGAATGTTTGCTAACTCAGCCTCAGCATTCAATCCGTGGATTGCCTTAAGGTCTTGAGCTAATTCTAAACTGTACTCTGCCTTTAGTGCTCTGGACTTCGCAGTCACGGTGACTTTCTCGATTGAGAATGCCATTTCGTTGAACTCGTTACCAGATGTACCTAGTGCTTCAGAGTCCTCAGTGTCCATACCACGACCAGTTACGTATGTGTTATGTTGCTGTGAACCTTCTGGGTTTAGTGCAGCAGGGTTAGTTTGCTGAGTACCACCTGTAGTACCGAAACCAACTGCTCCACCTGTCAACGCACCTTCATTCTGTGTGTAACCAGCAGAAACGTCGTTTCCTCCGTCTGGATGCTGTGCTGAGAATGCTGTATCTGGTTCGTTGAATAATGCTTCTGCTCCACTCTGAGATGTGAATCTGGATCTCATTGCGAAAATAAGTCCTGTTGGGCCGCTCATTGGTTGTACACCAGCAAGGTCATATGCGACCAAGTTTGGCATAGAACGACGGATTAGACTTATAAGTACTGGGTCGAAACCAGCGACTGGGCCACCAGCTGTAGCACCAGCAGAGAAACCAGCAGTTGCACCAGATGAACCGGTTGTTACTGTAGGTTGCTCAGATAAGAATTCACGCTCTTCGCGTTGTGTTTGCTCTTGGTTCTCTAAGAGAACTGCAGTCACCATTCTTCTGTGATTATCTTTGATTGGATCTAGTCCATCATAATCTAGAAGTGGGGCCCACTTTTCTACAAGAGCTTCCTGATTAATAGGGGCTTGCATTTGAAAAATTTACCTCGTTAGTTTGAATTTATGATAAAAAAATCACTTTTTAGACACACGGCTCATTGTCTGAAGATATGTTTCCATTGTACTGGATATATCCTGATATGTTGGAGTGCTTGTCTCTTCAGATAGGTTCTCCGACTTGTCTTTTTGAGCTCCAGCGTTACTTGGGAAGTATGATTCCTTTAAAGTAACTAGTTTCTCACGATAGTCTGCTTCACTTTCAAACTCAACATTCTCCACGAGGGTTGCAAGTTTTTCCTTCTGAGTTGTTGCTAGTCCTTCGGTTACTTCACCAAAGACTACATCTGCAGAGGACTCGGCTAATCTCCTGTTTAGAGCAACATTCTTTTCGATTTGCTCGTTGAGTTTACCTTCCATTTCATCAAGTTTATCTACCATGCTCTCGATGACATCATATTTGTCTTCAGGGATAGTTACATAATGTTCTTCAAATAGACTCTTCATTCCAGTTAAGAATGAATCAGTCATCTCAGTCTTGAGTCCGGATTCAACAGCAATTTGATTGTCTGTCATCCACTCGTCTGCCACATACTCTAAGTATGCGTCAACTCTATCCTCAAGTTCTGATTTTATAGATGCAACTTCTTCTACAAGTTGCTCTTCGTATTCGGCTTTAACACTTTCTTTTACTTCAGCAAGTTTAGAATTAATTGCTGCTTCAAAGATTGTTCTTGCCTTTGTTTGAAACTCTTCAGAAAGTTCTTCGCCTTCAAAGAGTGCCTTAACATCTGCTTCGATGTCAATTTTCTCTTCTTCAACAACTTCTTCCTCTTCAGTTGCTTCCTCTTCGGCAACAACTTCTTGAGTTTCTTCTGTTTCTGCAGTTTCCTCTTCAGAAACTACTTCCTCTTCGGAGACTTCAGTTTCAGCGACAACATCGCCTTCTACTTCTTCCTCTTCCTTCATGCCCGCTGGCATTGGATCTGCAGGTTTTGCACCTTTAGAGACAATATCCTTAACCTGTTTTAAGGTTGTTCCGGGTGTTTTCAATTTGTTTGAATCATCATCAGGCTTTGAGTTCTCAGGAGTAGGGCCCCCTAAATCCTCATAAGACCCAGTTTGACCGGGAGTTGTTAAGGACAATTTTGGCATTGGATCTGCCGATTTTGCCCCTTTGGTTACTACATTTTCCATTTCGTTTAATTTTGACCAACGGACATTTAATTTTAGATTTAAAATAATCTATATTTATTTATAATGTTACAGATTTGCTAAGAAATCTTGGAATAAACCAAGTTTATGCTCCTCTAATTTATTTTGATCAACTAAAGTGTTGATTTTCTTTGCAGTTTTTTCTGCAAGTTGTTCACGAAGAATTCCTCCTTCCCAAACCCATTCTTTTCCTTCCATTATTCCTGATACAAATGCGTCAGGTGCTGATGGATCAGCAACGATATCAGCAGCGGTTGCTAACATAAAATCTTCACCGACAACTTTACATCCAGATGCAGTGTCTTCTTTGAGTGAACCGACACCACGAGACGAGACTCCGAGGGTAACTCCTTCTCCAATTAAATTAGATGCAATCTTACCCATTGGTGTTGAAAGTAATTGTGCTTTACCAATAAAGTTTTTTCCTTCTTGGCGAAGTGAAGTAATTTTGTGAGATACACGATCTAAATTTACAGTCGGGCCATCTGGATGACCAAGTTCTCCAAGTGCTCTTCCCTTCTTAATAAAACTTTCATTGTATCTTCCAACTTCTCTTGCGAGAGTGTTTACAGGATACATTCTACCATTACGATTTTTAATGTCTCCTTGTAAGAAAACACCTTCGATATACATCTTTTTATTCGCACCTTTGCCCTCAGTTATAAATTTAACTTTTTGAACTTCTTCTGTGATTAGTTTCATGGTTCTTAATTAGTGTATCCTGCTTTTGCACCTAAGACTGCAGCATTTGCAGCAAAAATTGCTTCAGTTTGTTTTTTCTCAACCAACTCAACAGTGTTACCGGGTAATGTGAATGTTCCAATTGTTGTAGAACCTCCAACTGAATCGATAACAGTGACTAATCTAGCAGTAGCACTATTATTAACAAGACGAACTACTGTTGCATTACCAAATGTAGAAGCACCAGCAGCGTTAGTGCCACATGCTGCCTCACTACCTTTTATCAAAGTTCTTGACATTATTCTTCCTCTTGTGGTTCAGTGTCTACCTCAGTTTCATCTTCAATTTCATCAAACATACTATTGCCAATTTCTGGTCGAATATCTTCAACTCTCTTGGCTGCTTTTTGATACATAAGATCTTTGAGTTCATCTGAAATCTTTGCAGGTTCAGAATCCATCGCAATCATGTCAATAATGTTTTCCATATTTAGATTAGGTATATATTTTATTTATATCTCTGCCTTTTTGGTATCATTCGATAACTGTGCATCAGTTACTTGGCCTTGAGATTCTAAATCATCTTCTACAGGCACATCACCTAAATCTCCACCACTACTTTCAAGTGGTTCTCCTGTAATTGGATCAACAGAATTAGGATCTGGCAAAATTCCATCTTTAATTTCTTGTGCAATTTGCTCATCAATTTCTTCAATCTCTGTATCAGTTTGACGAAGAACTTTCTTGCGAAGATATTCTGTAGAATAATACTTACCAAGATACGGTTCAACAGTTGCTGCAAGACCCAATCTTTCATTCATCATCTCAGATTCTTTGAGTTCTGCAAACTGATTATCATATAAGAAATCATATTGAATATGATCACTCATTTTTTCCCAATCTTCCGGAGTAATAACATTTTTTAGAATAAGTTGAGTTCTAAGCATGTCATTAAACATATTACCAAATCTCTTTCTCAATCTACCAACAAATTTACTAAACTTTAGTTCATCTCTCAAAATTTCAGATGATCTTCCTAAGTTGAATCCACCTTCTGATGCGATTCTTGATTCTGGAACTCCAAGTGCACGATAT